GTTTCCCAGTCACGATCCGATTGGAAGACAAAGACCTTGCGAAAACCGGCGACGCCTTCTTGGTGAAGGCACCCTTAAGGTGCTGAACGAAGCCGTGCTTGCGGTCGTCGCTGACGTGTTCGGCCTGACAGCGGCATCGTAAGGGGGCTGGTATGGATACTTATGAGCCTATCTCCCTCACGGCGTCAACAACGCTTGGGAATGTCCACATCGGGGCTTTGCTGGTGGTCAGCGCTGCGGCTGGTTTGACTTTGACCTTGCCAGCAGCATCGGGAACCGGGCGCACCTTCGACATTCTCGTTGGTACGACCGTCACGTCAAACAGTGTCATTGTTCAGGTCGCAAGTGCGTCCGATACGATGACAGGCGTTTGCGTCAACGCGGCTGATGCCGGTGATGCCGCGCTTGCCTTTGAAACGGCTGCGACAACCGACACAATCACCATGAACGGCACAACGACCGGTGGCGTTAAGGGTGATCGTATCGAACTGATAGACGCGGAATCCGGCCTCTGGTCCGTCCGCGTCGTTGGTTCTGCCACCGGCCTGGAAGCCACGCCGTTCAGCGCAGCGGTTTAAGCTATAGTTGGGGCGGCTTCGGTCGCCCCTTCTCGCTACTGAAGGATTTCCCAAAATGGTAAAGAAAAAACGTGCCACCAGCGCGCCTGTTCGGCTGCTCTATGACTATTGGACCGACAAACGCCACTTTGCTGGCACGATCATATATCTCCCCCTGCCAGAGGCGCAAAAGATGATCGGCGAAGGCAAAGCTAGGCCGGCACACCCAATTCCCGGTGTAGACCATGAAGATAACTGATGGCAATTGGGAGTTGATGGATCACGACTTCAAGACAGGCCGCACGGTCTGGGCTTACTTCGATGGTCAGGCAACCCATTACCGCACGGATTACCCCGTGGACAACATCCTCAAGGACAATCAGACCGCCCGTCAGGAAATGGCAGGCTCCAATTGGGGCGGCGGCAAGCGCGTGGCCTCGATCCCGCTCAATACCTACTACGCCGAGCTGGCAGAAGCCGAGAACAACGGCGACCAGAAGTTTATCAGCAAATGGCTGAACGATGGCGACAACGCCGCGTTCCGAACCTTTGAGGGCAAAGTATAATGATTGCCGATTATTCAGAACTCGTCGCCGAGGTTGCCGAGCGCACCGGCTACAGCGGGCTTGCGCAACGCGCCGCCATGCTTGTTGGAATGGCGGAGGTGTATCTGAATAAGCGGCTGCGCGTTTCCGACATGGAAAGCAGCGCGTCATTGACCACGGACGCAAGCGGCGATGCTACGCTGCCCAGCGACTTTCTGGAAGTGCGTGCTGTGTATCAGGGGGCGATACTGGTACAGGCGCAAACGCTATCATCCCTTAAACAGAACTTTCGGGCGGGTTATGCCATCACAGGTAGCACGCTGCACTCCTCAAAGGTCTCGGCAAGCCTGACGATGGATTACTATGCGGCGCTTCCGGGTCTTGCCGCGAACTCGACAAACTGGCTTCTGACCGCCCAGCCCAACATCTATATTTTCGCGCTCATGCAACAGGTCTACTTGCTGATGCTTGATGAAGAGAAAGTGGCAAAAACGGCGATTGTTCTCGACTCCCTGATTGCTGACCTGAGCAGATCCGATGCGGCCAAACGCTTCACAAGAACCAACGTCTTTATCGCGGGGCCAACACCATGACCATTGCGACAATCCTCGATGACCTTCTGCCGGAAATCGGTTTGGACAAGACATCCCCCAACATTGCCGATGGTTCGTTTGAAATGGATCAGATATTGGCGCTGATGAATGCCGCCGGTGAGGATATTTCCCGCCGCGCCGAATGGTCTAAGCTTTACGCAACGCAGACGGTTGCGGGAAGCCTTTCGACCGTTGCTTTGGCTGGTGATTTTCAGCGCATGGCATCTACTGGCGCAGTGCGGGTCAATACGGCGGCATATTCGCCGATCCGTGTCGTTGTTGCCCCCGAAACCTGGGACTTTCTATCAACGGCTGCATCCAGCCAGACCTATTGCCACATTCGCGGCGGGAACCTTCTGTTTTCCCCGACACTGGACGCCAACGGCGCCTTGGTGACTTACCTGTCAACCTATTGGGTCGGCGGCACGGCAACAAAGATCACGGCCAACACGGACACACTGCAATTCCCCGAGCATTTGATGACCCGCGCTGTCGTATGGCGCTGGAAGCGTCAAATGGGCCTTCCCTATGACGACCAGATCGCAGAATTCGAGGCCGATCTGGCGCAGGCAATCAAATCGGATCGTGGCGCATGAGTTTAGTTTCCCCCGCGCGGCTGCGCCCCAACGACCGGGTGCAGACCGAAAGCAACAAGGCCCCGTCAACGCGCCCCGTACAGATGCAGGCTCCTGTTCGCGGGTGGATTGAGACCGACAGCCTTGCCGAGCCTACCACAGGGGGCGCTAGGCTTCTTGAAAACGCGTTTCCAACACAAACGGGGGTCAGGGTTCGGGGTGGATGTGACAAGCACGCGACGGTCGGGGCTAAGGTTATTTCGATGTTCTCATATAAGAGCGCAACGACGAATATCATGTTTGCGGCGACCGAGACGGATGTTTATGACGTTTCCGCCGCTGCACCTTCAACGGTTCCGGCGGCGTCAATAGCCTCGCAAACATCTGGTTACTACTGCACGGCACCCATGGAAACCGCCGCAGGTAACTATCTCTATGCCGTGAACGGGACAGACAAGCCGCAACTCTTTGATGGCACCACATGGACCGCAATCGACGGGGTATCCACTCCGGCAATCACTGGTGTTACAACGACGCTTCTTGAGAATGTGTGGGTGCATAAAAACAGGTTCTGGTTCGTTGAGAAGGATAGCAACACGGCTTGGTATCTGCCTGTTGACAGCATCGGCGGCGCGGCGGCTGATCTATCCCTTGCTGGTGTGTTTCAGGATGGCGGGAAGCTGCTTTTCATCACCACATGGTCAAGCGACTCCGGCTCTGGCATGGATGACCGGGCGGTCTTTGTAAGCGATCAGGGCGAGGTTGCCGTCTATCAAGGCACGGACCCGGCATCGGCATCAACGTGGGCGCTGGTGGGTGTTTACCGCATGGCACCACCGCTTGGACGCCGTGCATTCATTCGCGCCGGCGGTGATGTTCTGATCGCAACCAGCGTTGGCCTTGTTGCAGTTTCGTCCGTTGTGACCAAAGACCCTGCGGCACTGGAACTAACAGCAGTATCACGCCCCATTTCCATATCTTGGAACGCGCAAGCAAAGGGCTGGCTTTCCTCTACGCATTGGGCTGTTGCCAAGTGGCCGCGCGAAAGCATGGTCGTTGTTTCCACTCCAAGCGATACGACGCAAGCCTTTGTTGCCAACCTGAACACCGGCGCTTGGTGCCGCTATACCGGCTGGGACATTCAGGCGATGACCCTGCATAACGACCGGCTGTATTTTGGCGACAGTTCAGGCGACATTTTCGAGGCAGAGGCCACGGGGGCCGACAATACGGCGCCATATACTGCCAAAATTTCGCCCCATCAGGTTGATTTTGGATCATCCGGCACCTTCAAGCAGGCCTCCGTGGTGCGCGCGAACTTCATTTCAGCCGTGGATTTCAACCCGCAGATTTCAGCGTCTGTAAACTATAACCTGACCTTTCCGGCGGCTCCATCGGCGGCAAGTGTCACGTCATCCGCCGCTTTGTGGGATGTGGGGCTGTGGGACACAGCGACTTGGGATGCCGATCTGACGTCCTATGAAAACCGCCCCTTCGTAACGACCGGCTGGGTTCCTGTTGATGCGCGTGGATTTGTAATGACGCCGCAGGTTCAGATCACCAGCGGCTCCACGGTCAAACCCGACGCCGAGCTTATTTCATTCGAAATGATGCTTGCTGGTGGTGGTTCGGTTGTATGAAGACGATCTACGGGGAAGTTGTGCATGACTTCGTTGTGAAAAATCTTGACGATTGCCAGCGTGGGTTTGGCCCCAGCAAGGCAATAGGGTTCGCCGATGATACCGGCCTGAAAGCTGGTGTCGTGTATCACAACTGGTCACCGGAAACGCAGGTCATCGAGTTATCCGCAGCGTCCACAACGCGCAAATGGCTTACCAAGGACGCCCTGCGCCAGATTTTTGCATATCCGTTTGATCAACTTGGGTGCCGCCTTTGCGTGGCGCGAATTTCTGAAAACAACACCCGAACCCGCCGAATTTGGCGTGCGCTTGGAGCAACTGAACACATCATCCCTGCAATGCGGGGGCCGCGTGAGGCGGAAATCATATCTATCCTGTCAGCCGATACGTGGGCAGACGGAAAGTTCTCGAAAGGTTAGAAAATGGGTAAACCGTCAGCACCAACACCACCCGATCCCAAGGAAACGTCAGCGGCCAGCACCGGCACCAGCGTTGCGACCGCCATTGCGAACAGCAATTTGCGAAACGTCAATCAGGTTGGCGCCGACGGATCAACGCTGACCTATGAGCAGACCGGAAGCAGCAATTTCACCGATCCGTACACCGGGCAGACCTATGAAACGCCGCAATACACGGCGACGCAAAAGCTTTCAGATCCGGCCCAGCAGATTTACGACACAAATCAGGCGGCGCAGGGAAATCTTGCCAATATTGCGCGGGATCAATCCGGGTTCCTTCAGGGCTACCTCAACAAGCCGTTTCAGGCCAACACCTCAGACATTGAAAAGCGGCTCTTTGAACTTGGCAGCAACACACTTGACCCGAAGTTTGAGCGGCAACGATCTGACTTGCAGACACGCCTGAGCAATCAAGGCATCAAGCTTGGGTCAGCCGCCTATGACCGGGCGCTCAATGAGCAGGGCAACACGCAAAACCAAGCCTACACCGATCTTGCACTGCGTGGGCGCGGGCAGGCATTCAGCGAACTTCAGGCGCAGCGAAACCAGCCCATCAACGAGATTTCCGCGCTGTTGAGCGGATCGCAAGTTTCCATGCCCAATTATTCCACGAATGTGCCATCGGCAATCCCAACGACCGACAACGCGGGCCTGATTAACGCAAACTACAATCAGCAAATGAACAACTATAACCAGCAAATGGGCCAGTGGAACAGCACGCTGGGCGGGTTGCTTGGGGCTGGCGCGCAAATCTATGCCGCATCGGATCGCAGGGTTAAAAAGGACATCAGGACCGTTGGTAAAACCAATGATGGGCAGAAGGTCTACAGCTACCGGTACAAGTCCGGTGGCCCGATCCAGCTTGGCTTGATGGCTCAGGACGTTGAGAAGAAAAACCCGAAAGCGGTTGCCAATATTGGCGGTATCAAGATGGTGAACTATGGGGAGGCCCTGAAAAATGCCTAGCGCTCTTCAGAAGTTCCTGTTTGGTGAGGGAACGCCAGACACCTACGAAAGCTTGCAATCAAAACGTGCCATGGCAGAACGCTATGCCGCGTCCCTGTCGCAGACACCGCAAAACCTTGGGCAGGGTCTTTCTGCGCTTGGCAGGGCTTATGCCTCACGCAAGTTGATGGATCAGGCGAACACCGGCGATGCCAAGGGCAAGGCGGATTTTGGCAGCGCCTTTGCCCGGATAATGGCCGGTCGGAATGTCCCAAATGTCGTTGCTCAGGAACCGACTGTTGCAGAGCCAACACCACGCAATGTCGATGCGCAAGACCCAAGAGCTGGCGAGGCAATGTATGCCGGAACTTCTGGGGCCAATACCTCGAAGGATGCAGAGCTTATCAAGTCATTTGAGGGCTACAGGGACACGCCTTACTACGATGTTAACGCCTACAGGGCTGGCTACGGCTCAGATACAACAACAGATCAGTTCGGCAATGTCACGCCCATCTCGCAAGGGTCAAGGGTCGATACGGAAAGCGCAAACCGCGACCTTAACCGCCGGATCGTAACGGAGTTTCGCCCGAAAGCAGCGAAAGCGGCGGGTGATATGTGGAACAATCTCTCCGATGCTCAACGTGCCAGCCTGACATCAATTGCATACAATTACGGCGATATTCCGGGGTCTGTGAAGTCAGCCCTATCCAGTGGCGATGTAGGAACGGTTTCGCGGGCCATTGCGGGCCTCGCAAGCCATAATGACGGGATTAATGCAAGCCGCAGAGCAACCGAAGCGAGCATATTCAGCGGTGGCGACATTCCGAAAACATACCAAATCGGTCTTGGCTCAACGAATCAAGGCCCAAGCGTGCAGGAATTGGTTGGGGCCATGGGTAATCCATATGCCACACCAGCGCAGAAAATGGCCCTTGGAACGATGCTGCAACAAAAGCTTGCCGCTAATCAGCCTATGTCACCGCAAGACCAGTTGAACATGGAGTACAAGCAGGCGCAGATCGAGGCGCTGAAGGCCAAGCAGGCCGCAGCGGGCAATCAGCCAACCGAGTACGGACTAACGCCGCAATATGGCGTGGATGAGAATGGAAACCCGGTTCTAATCCAGATCGGCAAGGACGGAACGGCGGTGCGGACACCTCTGCCGGATGGCGTTTCGCTTTCCAAGCAGCCGATCAAGATGGATGCCGGAACGCACTTCGTTCTGCTTGATCCCATCACGCGCCAGCCCGTTGGCACCATTCCGAAGGATAACCGTGGCGAGGCGTCCGAAAAGGCTGTCGGCACAGCAACAGGCAAGGCGCAGGGAGAAGCTATCGTTAACCTTAGAAGATCGTGACTGGGAAAC